GACACTTCGGGAATTTCCAAAGTTCGAACCGGTCAACATGTGGTTTGAGTATCCGGTTCACTGCCTGGATCAGATCGGCGTGCTGAAAGATCTTGAACTGGAAACACAAGAACCTGCATGGAAAAAAGGCGCGAAGAACAATAAAAAGAATGCTGTGAGCCGCAAAGCAGACCGCAGAAAAGCGCTGGAAGCAGCTCTGGAGGGAAGCAATTTTGGCGACGAACCGACGGTAAATGATGTAGCAGATTATCTCGGAGTATCGACCAGAACGGCCCGTGATCGCATTCAAGAGCATGGAGGATACGAGATTGAAGGCGGAAAAGTTAAGAAAAAGAATGGAGGGAAAGACTAAAAGATAAGACATTCCCTCAAAGTCTAAAATTAGAGGGAAACACTAAAAAATAGTCTTTCCCTCACATGATGAAAAAGTGCGGGGAACACTGAAATATCAGTCTTTCCCATGTTGCGGGGAAGACATATATATACTACGTATATATATTCGGGTTTCCCCCTCACGGTGTCACGGGGGTAGGAGAGGGACGTGCCTAAGGCTGCACGGCCCGTCTCCCTTCCCCCTCCCCGATGACAAAGGCAGCAAAAGGATAGTAATGATAAAATTTAATGCTTTAAAGGAGTGAAGAAAAGATGATTGAATTTTTTATGGCGATGAACCCGCCGACGATAACACATCAGGAACATAAGGTCACAATCGTGAATGGCAGACCTGTGTTCTATGATCCGCCGGAACTGAAAGCTGCTAAGGAGAAATTGATTGGCAACCTGTACAAGTATCGCATTATGGCACCGTACAGAACGGGCGTAAGGCTGATTACCAAGTGGTGTTTCCCGAAGAATGGACATAAGGACGGAGAGTACAGGATCACAAAGCCAGACACAGACAATCTGCAGAAGCTGCTAAAAGACTGCATGACGTTGGTAGGCTTCTGGAAGGATGATGCGCTGGTGGCATCTGAAATTACTGAAAAGTTTTGGGCGGAGAAGCCTGGTATCTATATCCGGATTGAGGAGCTACCATGATGAATTATTTTAAATTCTTTACAGAGGTCTGGCGATTTTTCAAGAAGTATTATAATCGGCCAGGAAAAGAACAGGACTATACTGAGAGCGTCCAGGAATGCTCTCAGCTTGCGAAATCATTCGGTAATGGGGATTTTGTAGACCGGGTATGCATTGCAGTCCTAGAAGAACTGGAACGCTGCTGGAAGGGCAGAGAGGAGGAGTAGATGGCAGTGATTGGAATTATCGTGTTCTGTGGAGTAGTCGTTGGTGCGGCGGCGTTGCTGCTGAACCGGCCAGAGCGGCCGAAGGATCCGCGGGAGGACGAGGAACAGATGGAATATCTGAACGAGTGGAACCAGAAACATAAAAAATAACAAATGCAGAAAGGAGCCAGCCTCCGGCCGGGGCAAAAGAAAAAAATGAAAAATATCAAAGAAAACAATTTCTCGAAAAGAGGGTCAAACAATGAAGGATCTGATTATTGACTGCTTTGCTGGCGGGGGCGGCGCCTCCGTCGGCATCGAGATGGCACTGGGGAGACCGGTAGATATTGCGATTAATCACGATCCGGATGCCATCCTGATGCACAAAACGAATCATCCGAACACGCTGCATCTAACAGAAGATATTTTTAAGGTTGACTTGAAGAAATATGTAAAAGGCCGGCACGTGGCTCTGATGTGGGCGTCGCCGGACTGTACAAGCCATAGCAAGGCAAAAGGCGGTAAACCACGGGAGAAAGGATTGAGAATTCTTCCGTGGGCTGTTTACAAACACGCTAAAGCAATTCTGCCGGACGTGATCCTGATGGAAAACGTAGAGGAAATACAACAGTGGGGGCCGCTTGACAGTAATGGTCATCCGATTAAGGAACGTCGTGGAGAGGACTATCGAAAATTTATTATGGCAATGAAATCTCTTGGATATATGTTTGAGTGCAGAGAACTGATAGCAGCAGACTACGGAGCACCCACGACACGGAAACGCTGGTACGCAATCTTCCGGAGAGACGGACGTGAGATTGTATGGCCGGCACCGACTCACTTCAAGGATCGAGAGCCACGGTGGAAAGCCTGTGGCGACTACATAGACTGGTCAGATTTTGGACGATCCATATTTGATAGGCCAAAGCCTCTGGCGGACGCGACTATGAAGCGTATCGCGAATGGAATCCGGAAATATATCGTGGAAAATCCGAATCCATATATCGTAAAAGATGGAGAAAAGCTGTTTTTGTCGTATCTGGATAAAGCATATGGTGGAAACTATAAAGGTTGTGGAAGTGACCTGCATTCTCCTTGCAGCACAATTACCACCGTAGATCACAATCGTCTGGTGACTGCTTTTCTCATCCAGTATCACGGCGAGACGAAAGCCGGAGATTCCCGGGGCCAGTTTCTAACGGAGCCGATCAAGACCATTGATACCAGTAACCGGTACGGGCTGGTGACAGCGTTTATTACCAAATATTACAAGACTGGTATCGGACAGGGTTGCGATGAGCCATTGCATACGATTACAACATCGCCGGGGCACTTCGGGCTGATATCCGCATTCCTGATTAAATATTACGGATCCGGCGGAAGCTGCCAAGGCATTGACAGGCCACTGGATACGATCACCACGAAGGATCGTTTTGGTTTGGTTAATGTGGTGCTGGATATTCAGGGAGAAAAATACATTCTGAAGGATATCTTCCTGCGAATGCTGAAACCGGAAGAACTGAAGCTGATGCAAGGATTCCCGAAAGATTATATCATTGATCGGGATTACAACTGGAAACCGTACCCAAAGTCAAAGCAGGTGGCGCGGATCGGGAACAGCGTGGTGCCGATTATGGCTCAAAAGCTGGTAGAAGCCAACTGCCCGTACTTAAAAGTAGGGGAGCGGGTGCCGAATCTGAATATCGATGACAGCCAGGAGCAGTTGAGATTTGCGTAAAATAGGAGGATTGAATATGAACAGTGAAGGATATCGTGATCCGACAGCGGACAGGGCAATTCGAAACGCTACCCACCTGCCGAGACAGATCTGGAGTGTGGTCAAGGCTGTACGGGAGGTTTTGAACGTGTCGCACCTGGAATTGGTCGAGATCAAAATGAGAGACCGGACAACCGGAAGAGAACACAAGTGGGGAGGTGATACCAGTGGATCAGCACAAAGAGGAGAACGAGAAGAAAAAAGAATACCTGAGAAGATACCATGCGGCAGAACTTGCGGAACGAGAAATTCGAGAAGAGATTGATGATCTGCGAATGAATAAAATGTTTCCGGCACTGATCCAGGATGGAATGCCGCACGGGAGCAGCTGCGGGGATCTGTCAGCCTACGTAGTCCAGCTGGAAGAACTGATGGACAACCTGAAAGCACAGATGGAGCAGCAGATCCGGCTGAGAAAAGAAATCACGCAGAAAATCGAAGAGATGCCGGATGAAACGGAAAAGACCGTGTTGCGGCTGCGGTACATTCGCTGGATGAAGTGGGAGCAGATCGCAGAGAGAATGGGGTACAGTTTGCGGAACATAACGAAAATTCATGGAAAAGCACTGGTACATTTTAGGCTTTAGAAAAGAGTTCCTTTTTTTGCTTATTGCACCTGTGATATAGTGTAAGAGCCAAAGAATGGATGAGGGAAACGGCATTTTATTCAAGGCCTCCTTTCGATGTGTTTTGATAGAGCTTCGGCGGCAAGGTGTCACAGCCTGGCCGCTGATTGGGGCAGGCATCAGCCCGGGCGGTGTACACGTTCAAATGATGTCATGGTGCAGTGGCAGGCAGATCTCTGCACCTATCGGAACATACCATCAACGGCAGATGGACGGGGCCGCTCCCCGGATTCACGTTCGACTCGTGATGTTCCGACTCTCCAGTGGATGGAGATTCTCCGATTTGTTACTCTTATACAAGGATTCCTCGCAGAGATGCGGGGAATTTTTGCGTGCAGAAATTTGAGACAGAAAGGCGGTGTTGCAGGATGGCAAAATTGACTGCAAAGCAGCAAAAATTTGTTGATGAGTATCTGATCGACCTGAATGCAACGCAGGCCGCGATCAGAGCAGGTTATAAGAAAACAGAGTACACAGACACCAATGCAAATAAATTACTAGAAAATACTAGAATTCGAGAAGCTGTTGATAAATCAATGGCGGAACGGTCAAGACGGACTGGTATTAATCAGGATCGGGTGATTCAGGAACTGGCAAGAATAGCTTTTGTGAATCCGCAAAATGTAATCAATTCTGAAGATGCTTCTATTCGAACAGATGCCACAGAAGATGATTTGGCTTGCGTTCAGTCGGTGAAAGTTAAAACTATGGATGGTGAAAAAGGATCGTCAGTTGAAAGAGAAGTTCGATTAAATGATAAGATGAGAGCGCTGGAGCTTCTTGGAAAACACCTTGGTATGTTCAAGGATAAAGTTGAGCTGGATGCAGATATGGATCTCAACATCACGATTGACTACGGGGAGGACGATTCCGGATGAATATAAACGTCCAGATGAATCCGGGATTCAAAGAAGTTGATCGTAGCTGCAAACGGTATATTGTCATGAAAGGCTCTGCCGGCTCGGGGAAGAGCGTTGATACGGCGCAGAATTATATCCTGCGGTTGATGCAGGATCCGGGAAGAAATCTTTTGTGCGTCC